TTGATAAAACTTGCCTATTCGCAGAACGTAATATTAGGCGCTGTACATTATAGTGTTATTTTACTTACTTTTAATTCAAATGTAGACGGACTAATATTATTTTCTGCTTATCAGCAAGTTTTATCAAAACATATCCTAAAACACCTCTTAATTGTTTTACGATATTTTTTGATAAAACTTGCCTATTCGCAGAACGTAATATTTGTCCGGCTACTTTTGCATTTAAAGTATCTAAAATATCTCTATAATTTTCAGCACCTAATATTTTTATATCTTTATCAGCCATTTTCTTCAGGCCCTTCCCAAACACCACTTCTAATTAAAAGGTAATGCTTTCTACCTAGCATTTCTATATGTGCTATACTGTAGTACTGATCATTATAATTTATTCTACATTTATAATTGATATTCTTATCATACCTAATTGTAAATTCTGTTTTTGTAAAAGGTAATGCTCCATACTCTGAATATTCTGTAGAACCTGAAACAACTTTTACAAAAGCTCTTGTGTCCTTTATTTTTTCATAAGATTCAGTAGGAGTTCCAACTGCATTTGTAGTTGTTACTTCCTTTTCAATAGTAATTAAATCTTTTAACATTGAAGGTCTCATTAGCTTCTCCAGATTATTTGTTTATATGAATCTAACAAATTGTTTGATGCATAGCTATTTCGTAAAAAGCTTGGTGTATCATCTTCTCTGTTGACATCATATGAGTTTGCAATCTTAATTAAAATTGATTGCTTAATATCTTCAGGAACATCAGATGTAGTTGCATATCCTGTAGTGTAGTTAACTGTTAAAGGTGTATAATCTGTAGAATAAGTTACTGTTGTTGTCAGTAATATTTCAGCATAACCATCATGTTTTCTTGTTGTACCAACAGTAAGTGCTGTAGAAGTGTCTGAGATCACACTATCTATTGAGATAAGGTTACCTTCATCTAACCTAATTGTATCACCAGAGAACCCCCAGAACTTAGCCACAGAGGATGTCAGTGCTATATCCTTACCTATATAATTTTCAGCCTGTCTTGTTGCAGCTTTAATTACACTTTTTAGGTATGAATCATCATCTATATCATCTTCATCTAACCTTAAATGTGTTTTAGCATCGGAAACTTTTACTGGATATTTTGATTTTGTCTTTGTAATATCAGGCATGCAATAAAATTATTTTTATAATTTATTCATTATTGTTATAGCGTCTATGACTCCTAACATACTTACATCTTCAGTAAGCGGAATAACTAATTCTACCCATTTTCCTGGAAACAATCCTGACCATTCTTTTACGTAAGTTGTAGTTGTTACAGAACTATCAAAAGCAAGAGAACTATCATCTATTGTAACATAATTATCATTATTAAGACTTTCTTGTAAATATACATATCCTGTTGCATCAGAAACATCTACTTGTAACATAAGATTAGGACCTCTTAGATTTAATTTTAACCAATTTGCATTAGTTGAAACATCTGCTAAGTCAATACTTGCATCACTTACTGACCAATGTTCTGTGAAATATAATTGTTTTGCCATTGTTTATAGTTTATTTTTATTTATATTTTAAAAAGAGAGGGGCTGAAGCTCAATTCAAACCCCCTTCTTTCATTAAGATATGGCTTATCTTATTCTTATACAGCAGCACTTACATCGTCTGTAAATACGATAGCCTCTGGATTTCTCTGTCCTGTATCAAATAATGCAATTGCAGTCAGGTTAATTCTACCTGTTTCAGCATAATCACCATAAGGGTCAACTACCACTTCGATTCCGCCCCATTGGCCAACAACATTTCTGGAAAAATCTCCAATATAAAGTCTATTGGTATTAGCATGACTTGAAGAAAATGCAGGAAATCCTGCTACTTCATTATCACTCCAAATAGGACTTCCATCAGTTCCATATTCAGCTTCTTGTTTTAGATAAGCTTTAATAGCAGGAGTTGTAGCAACTTTAGTGTTTATTGCATAATCACCTATAGATGCTTCCATTTGAAGTATATCTAAATAAGTAAATCCTCCAGCTGTAGTTATATGAGCTTGTCCAGGAGCATCAGTTTCTGTAGTATCGAAAACATCATCTGCTACAGCCTGTCCAATTCCATCTACTAATTCTTGAAGAATTGTTGAATATAAATCTGGGTTAGTTTGAGCTAAACTTTCTCTTGTTATTGATTGAGAGTGTGTTACTCTTCGTGCAGCTAAAGTAATCTCAGTTTGAGACATACTAGCAGTAGAAGCATCACCACCTTCATTAGCCCATTTAGCAGTGTTTTGAGACATATAAGGAAGAATTAAGTTTCCATTAAGTCCTGTCATAAATGTCACACCTAAGGTGCTTAAAAACGCCATTCCAGGACTTTTCAAAATATCAATTCCACCTACTGTTTGATTCACTTGTCCGGTTCCAGTAATCCAAGGATCAGCACGGAAATTCAATCCGCCTTTTCCATCAACAGCTTCAGTAAGGAAATCTCTAAAGCCTTCACCTAAACTTCTTGTTTCAGTTTCGGGTTCTACTTTTTCAGGTTCAACTTTTTCAAGTTCAAGAATATTAGCTCTTTCTACCATTTCCATTCTGGCTATATCTTCAGAAAGACTATTAAATTCTGTAGCAATTTCATCGATCCGACTTCTTTGTTCTTCAACTTTTCCTTCGGTATCATTTTTTATTGTATCTAATTCTTCAGAAAGAGTATTTCTTTCTAATTTTAAATCATTTAAATTTTTCATTTTATTTTATTATTTTATTTTTGATTTTGAGTATTTCAATTTCATTATTAAGACGCTGTTTATCCTTTGTATCAGGTTTTTCTATAGTTTCTTTAAGCATTCTTACAGCAACCTCTGTATCAGTTGTTGAATAAACTGCATTTATAACTACAGAAACATCAGCAAGATAGGAAACTTTTTTGATAGTTCTTATATTAGTACCATCTTCAGACCTTGTCCATTCTTGATTATCTCTGGTTACTGCATATGCAAAACTTGATTCAAATAAATCTCCTCTTTTAACGAGTTCAAATACATCATTTGCGTACGAAACATTAGGAACTTCAGCTCTGTAATGTAATCCTTTGTCATCTGTTGATAATTCTAAGGTACCAGAAACCGATCGTGCCAATATTTTATCCTTCATATGATTGAAGGTAAAAATAACATTAAGATTTTCTGACCTAAGAACTTCATCAAAAGCTCCGGGTGCAATTACTTCATTAAAGAATTTATTGTTTTCATACAATAATTTACTTGGGTGGTTGAAAACTGCGGCGTACCCACTGATAAATCGCTTGTCATCAACCTCTTCAGCCCTAAAAGATAACTCTTCTGTAGGCTTAAATATTCTTGTTTCAATATTTTTGTTCATATTGATTATTTATTTTTATATATATTCATTTACATTTTTATTCTTTTGATTTCAGTGGCACTCTATCTTCTATAGCTGTTATGTTAGAAGCAATAAAATGTTTATCTCCTTCAGGATATGTAGGATGTCCTTCTATAATTGCTATTTGATTAGGACTTAAGACTCCCATTTTCATCATCTTATCAAGACTTGCAATTCTTGTTACTTCATCTGTTTCTATCAACGACATAGTATTAAATTCAATAGTCTTTCCTGTTAATCTTTCTTTTGTTGATAAAAGTTTCATTTCAAATTCCATCCTATACATTTTCATTATAGCTGACAATGTATTTGTTTTAAATGATAACATCATTTCAGAAACAGATGAGAATTTTGTAGCATCAAACAAACCTACAAGTGGAGTTGGAACTCCATATACTGAAGCAATCTGACCAGCATTATATTTTAAAGTTGAAATAAATTCAGCATCTACCATTGATAAAGACAAATCTTGTATTTCTGTCCAATTAGGCAAAAGCATAATTTTACCTGCATTTGTAGGGCCATTATATTCTTTCGCAAACTCATCATTCTCTTTTAATTGTTTTCCTCTATGATGTTCATCAGGAATTGTAGATTTTAAAGCTTTTGGAGTAACTGCATTGTTTTCATAGAAGGAATCAATAGTATTCATCCCTTTTAATGTTGTAGAAAGGTTTAATCTTAGGGCTGCTATTGGAGAAAAACCCCATATTCCATTAGATGATACACCCCTAAAGTGTAATATGTCTGATGCTGGTAGAGTATATTCTGTTTCTCTATCTTCTTTTAATAACCTATAATATAATTGACCATTTAAAATGTTATAACCTATCACCAAATCATTAGGAATTATTGTAAAATTTAAAATTGTTCCAGTATTTTTTAGTCTATTAATTCTAGCAAAAGCATTTCCCTTAATATTTCTTATGTATTCTAATGCTCCAATAAATGCTTGTGAATTAGTATAGTTGTTAGGAGTTAAATGTAAAATAGGATAGCGGTAGTCTTTTTTGTCTGCAATTCTACCGGCATCTGTTTCTTGATAAACATTTAATGGTAATCTTGAGATTGTTTCTGAAATAACTTTTACACATGTATATAATGTTGAAATGCTCTCAAAGTTTTTATCTGTGTATAATTTTCCATTAATAATTTGCGGTATTATATCTTTTTTATAATCTGACAGTGGCATGACAACACCAGGATAAAAGCCAGGAAATAATTTTTGAAAAAAATTCGGCATAAAAATAATTTTATTTAATTTATATATCTACTTTTTTAGGCTCATCATATTCGAACGTGTTAAAATATATCCAACCAGCTAAAGCCATGACTGTAGATACCGCTCCATCTATGGAATCTTTTGATTTATTTTTCATAAATTTCAAATAACCTGAGCTATCAAAACCAATAACTACATTTTTAAAATTCCATTTTAATACTGGGTTTCCACCCATACTTATTTTTTCATCATAGATTAATTTTTCCATATATTTTATTGGACCATGGGAAACAGCATGTGTTTGTGGAATATTTCTACAGGTAATTCTAGCATCTTGTAATCGTGGTATTAGCAAATCACTTTGCCATCTATCATATCCTAGTTGTCTAATTTCATATTTTTTACTTAGTTCTATTATAAAATCTCTTAAAAAATCATAATCAATAGTTTTAATTTTACTTTCTATTATGTATTTTTTATCTATCCATTTCTGTATATCTACTCCAGATTTTCGTTTTTTGTTTTTTGGATTATTAGCACGGAAAAAATAAGAAAGTATTTTAAATTTACCATCAATATTAAACAATAAAACTAATGAAGTTAAGTCATGAGAACTACTTAAATCAAGACCTCCAAAACATTCCTTACCCTCAAGTTCTTTAAATTCTTTTTCAGACAATGTTGTAAAAGCTTTATCTAAATATTCATCAGGAATCCAAGAATTAGAAGAAGAAATGAATAAATTTAAATGTTTAACCATAAATGATTGTGCACCAGTACCTAAACTAGCTGTAGCCAACTCAGTTTCTAATACATCTATGTCAAATAATTCTCCAAGACTTGGATTTGCTTTTATCCATAATGATCTATCTTGAGGGTCATCACCTTCATCAAGACAATACAGTAAATAAAAATATGAATCATTAACTTGGTCTCCCTTCAAAACTGCTTTACCTTCTTCAAATAATTTATTAGCTAAGTTTGTTTCTGAAAAACCGGCTGTAGATATGCAAAGAAGCAATGGATTTTGTCTATAAATTGTTCCAGATTTAATTTCCTGGTACACATCATCATCCTCAGCTCCGCCTACTTCATCAAATATAGCAAAACTTGTATTAAATCCTGCCAAATTTTTGGCTACTCCGGCTACTGTTCGTGAAAAACCTGTTATATTTTTATCAATAAATTGGATTTTTGAGCGGAATGGTTCAACTCTTTTACGCAAAGCCGGTGATTGTTGAACCATTGTAGTTGCATAATTTAAACAAAAGCCGGCTTGCTCTCTTGTTTGAGCACATAAAATTGATTGAGGTTCAATTTCTCCATCAGCCATTAGTGCATATAATTGTAAAAGAGCAGCAAAAGATGATTTTCCATTTTTCTTTGCAATAAATAAAAAACCAGCTCTAACTCTTCTTTTGTTTGTTTTCTTTATCCACCACCCATATGTAGATGCTACAAAAAAAGCTTGCCATGGGAGAAAACGAAATCTTTGGTATTTATTTTTAAAATTTAGATTTACAAAATAAGCAAACTTAAAAACTCTTTCAACTCTTTCACGTCTAAATTCTATGTCATCCCTTTTGAGATCATTTATATGACGTTGAACAGCTTGTTTTACTAAGATATTTGTGACAATACTTCCATTGCTTACACCATAACGGTACTCACTTGCTTTATCCCAACACTCTTCAACATAATCATCGATTGTCATTATTTAGCTTTATTTTTATGAAAGGAATTGGGGTTTTCTGTAAGAAACCACTTCCAAATTCATTTGACATCCGTTTCAAACTTTTTCCTAATACTTTATTAATTTTCTCTATAATCTCCATCATCTCTTTCTGAGATAAATTATCTT